ATTGCTACATATTGTGGTTTTGCAGGAAAAGGTGAGCCAAATTCCACCTAATGATGTGCTACAATAGGTACAGTGGATGATAAGGCATAGTCATCCACCCGTCTTTCCACTCAACCCGTTTCCTCCATCTTATGCGCCGCCGGTATTGGGCGCACCTTCTGGCACCGAAAGGTCATACCGGTATAAACAGCCTGTAGGGAAACCTATAGGCTGTTGTTATATGCCGTGCGCTCGTTGCACCCCACGATCAGGGGCGGGAGGTCGCACCTCCCACACGGCACCTATATATGCAGGCGTAGCTCAGTCGGATAGAGCGGAGCAAGGCAAATGTCGGGTTTCTGTCGCTGGTTCGAGTCCAGCCGCTTGCACAAGAGGCCGGGTAGCACCCGGACACTGTGAGACCGTTCGTCGTGGCTCACATGGAAATGACAATGCTCGCTGAAAACTGCGCGTGAGGATGCGTCCTCCTTGCCATGACCGAACAGCGGCGCTTGAGATGCTTGCGGGGCCTCAAGCGGGCATGAGCGTGTGACAATCTAAGCGGGAAGACGGCCAATATGCGGCATAGGTGCCCCGTAAGGGGAGGCCACAGCGAGTGACGGAGGAGAATGTTTCCCGAAGCGCTAAAGCAGGGCAGGACTGCAATGCCGTACCATCCCGGCCAGCGGGCGAGGAAGCGTAAAAAGCTAAGTATCAGGCGGCTGGTATAATTGCCAAGTTCCTGATGGCTGGTAGGAGGACGCAGCGCAGCCGGGAGCCGATAAAAAAGATCTTGCGTACCATGTTTGGCTCGGGGAGAGCCGGACACGCAAGATGTGTATGCCCGTTAGGGCGGGTAAAGTCTGCTATGTAAGGCCAAGGGGTGGGGGCTGGTAGCAAAACAGGAGGAAAGCATGGAAATCACAAAACGGCGGCTTGCAGATATTGTGCCGTATGCCGCAAACGCAAAAAGCATGATAAGAGGCAAATCAACAATGTTGCGGAGAGCATCAAGCAATACGGATTTGTGCAGCCGATTGTGATTGACCGTGACGGTGTGATCATAATCGGTCACTGCCGCGCTCTGGCGGCGAGAAAGCTGACTGCGAGAAAGGAGGGCGCGTATGGCAAGGCCAAGAAAGGAAATAGATCAGAAGCAGTTCGAGAACCTCTGCGGCCTGCAATGCACGCTTGAGGAAATCTGCGGCTGGTTTGATGTATGCTCGGACACATTGGAAACATGGTGCAAACGAACCTATAAGAGAAGTTTTTCGGAAGTTTTTGCGCAAAAGCGAGGAGCGGGGAAAATTTCACTGCGTCGGAGCCAGTGGCAGCTTGCGGCAAAGAACGCAAGCATGGCGATTTGGCTGGGGAAACAGTACCTTGGGCAGCGCGATATTGTGGAGCTGGGTTTACCGACTGACAACACGCAGGATGACGCATTGAGTGTGAGCCTGCGTGAAATGGCAAAGGAGCTTGAGAGCGATGATTAAGATTTACGGTTGCAGCGATGACCTTGTGGAAATTTACGGTAGCGTTTATAAAGAAGACGAAATCGACTGTTTTGACCATGATGTTCGTATCCGTTTTTTTGATGGGACGATTATCCGTATTGGCTATCCCAAAAAGGACTTAGGCGGTTGGTGGATTGAGGTTGAAAAACAAGGGACGGCAAAACAGGCGTTGACATTATGTGATAACGAAGATGACGATATTTATAGTGACATCTTCGAAATTGACGCGGAGATTAAAAGCCATTCTGTGATTAAGCAGAAATATCCGGACAGACCATGATTAGCCACAAGCAGAAAAAAATCCTCGCATTTCCATACAGCCGCTATGATGCCTTGATATGTGACGGTGCCGTGCGTTCCGGCAAGACCTCTATCATGATGTGGGCGTTTGTCCGCTGGGCGATGGAGAATTTTAGCGGTCAGCGCTTTGGCGTGTGTGGCCGAACGGTGGACAGCTGCACCAAGAACATCATCGTGCCGTTCACGGCGATGAGCCTTGCAAAGGAACGCTATATCATCCGCTGGCGGCGCGGCGACAAGGTGATGGAAGTGCGGCGCGGCGCCGTGACGAATTACTTCGAGGTGTTCGGCGGCAAGGACGAGGCAAGCTACACGCTGATTCAAGGCCGCACGCTGGCGGGGGTGCTGCTGGACGAGGTGGTGCTGATGCCGCGTTCGTTTGTGGAACAGGCGCTTGCGCGTTGTTCCGTTGACGGTGCGCGGTTGTGGTTCTCCTGTAACCCAGGCAGTCCACATCACTGGTTCTATCAGGAGTGGATCAAGCGAAGCCGTGAGCGCAATGCACTGTATCTACACTTTGAAATGACGGACAACCCCGGCCTGAGCAAGCGCACCCTCGAACGGTACGAGAATATGTATGCCGGTATATTTTATGACCGGTATGTGCGCGGCCTGTGGGTAGCGGCAGAGGGCATCGTTTATAAGGACTTTGCCAACGATACAGAAAAGTATTTGATCGGAGACCCTTTGGAGTGGGCCAAGCAAAACGGCACCAGCTTCTCAATCATTTCAATTGGCGTTGACTTCGGTGGTACAAAGTCCGCAACGAAATTTCAAGCCACCGGGATCACAAAAGATTTCCGTGTTGTGGCATTGGAAGAAGAATACATCAAAAACGAAGAGATTGACCCGAATGCATTAAACCGGCGTTTTGCTACGTTCTGCCAGCTGATAACGTCAAAGTATGGTTACAGCCAGACACGAGCGGATAGTGCGGAAACGGTGCTAATTCGGGGGTTAGATCATACCGCACAAAAAATGCACCTCGGGACGCAGGTCAAGAATGCAATGAAACTGCAAATCACAGATAGAATTAGGCTTGTGGTGCTGCTAATGAAACAGGGGCGTTTTAAGGTTTCGCGCAACTGCCCGCATCTGATCGATGCAATGCAAACCGCGATTTATGATCCTGATAAATTTGAGGACGAGCGCTTGGATGACGGCACGTCCGACAT